GTAGGTCCAGCCAGCGGTGACCTGGCACAATTATTGTGGGTTTCTCCGAATAACACTGGCAGCGTGCTGATGTGCAGTGTTCCTTGAGCGCGACTCCAACACAGGCAGTGCGCCGTCTAGCCCACGCTACGGGCTCCAGAATTATGGCATGGTATGACAAAGTATTAGACAGGTTAGACAAGGTAAAACCACGCGGCGAGCTCAAGTGGTCAGCGTGCTGTCCAGTGCATGACGATAACAACCCGTCGATGAACATTGCAGTGATTGATCACAAGCTATTGATGTACTGCTTTGCGTGCGGCGCAAAAGGTGATAGTGTGATAGAATCCATAGGTTTAACTAGCAGAGACCTGTTCGAACCTGGGCATCACGACACGAACGTATACACGACAAAGTACGATAATGCCTACTGGCAGCTGAAGAGAACGCAGGAAGCAGACGATTGGCGTATAGCTTTGCATGAGGTTGCGTTAGAAACTGGTGGCAGAATCACACACAAAGAACACCAGGCATACGTAGAAGCGTTAGCCAGGCGTAAGAACAGGGCAGCACAAGGTATACACCAGGTTGTGCTGCAGAACCACAAACAGGACTTCATATAGTGGAAGTAGCACTTATTGGCATCATCATATCTGCGCTGGTAATCACGTATGGCTAGACCTGAACGTAAGTTCTCTGATGAAGAGGTAGAAGAGATACGCGAGCTCGCTCCGGTATTAACGCAGGAGCAGCTGGCTACGTATTTTAATATAACTGACAAGACGTTACGTGAAATCATCAAGCGTGACGATAGAGTTTTTACCGCTTATACACGTAGTCGATTTAAGGAAGGAGCCCTGGCAGCAAAGACGCTACGTGACAAGGCAATCATCGACAAGGACTTTGCTAGCCTGAAGCTGTATCTAAGTCAGACACTGGGCTGGACTGAGAAGAGCAGGCAGGAAATAAGCGGCGTAGACGGTAGGCCTATCGAGAAGGACTATCACGTAACTGTCGAGGTTGTGCAGCCAGGTGACCTAGACTGATGAAGCTGCAAATCGCGCCTAAGCTGGTCCCAATACTAACAGCAAAGCAGCGATTCATCGTGGTGTACGGCGGTAGAGGCAGCGGTAAAAGCTACGGGCTCGCAAGTCTGTGTCTGCTTAGAGCTCTCCGCGGTGACAAGATTGGCGCATTCCGTGAGTTCCAAAACAGCATAGATGACAGTGTTCACAGTCTACTAGCCGCACAGATCAACAAGTATGAGCTAGAAGACTTTGAGGTGCAGAACAACCAGATACTGTTCAACGGCGAGCAGAGTTTTAAGTTTCGAGGCCTGGCACGCAACGTAGAGGCAGTCAAGTCGATGTATGGGTTCAACCTGTTTTGGGTAGAAGAGGCGCAGACCATATCATTTGATAGCTTGAAAGCGCTGACACCAACACTACGTGAGCAAGACAGTCAGATATGGCTATCAGGCAATCCGCGGTCCAGCACTGACGCATTCTCCGAACGATTCATAAAACCATTTGAGAAGCAGCTAGCGCGTGATGGTATGTACCAGGACGATATGCACCTGGTCATCCGTATGAATTACGAGGACAATCCCTGGTTTACTCAGACACCACTAGAGCAGGAGCGTGACCACGACTACCGCAACCTGCCGCGTGCAATGTACGAGCACATATGGGAAGGTAAGCACCTGGATACAGTGCAGGACAGCATCATCGAGCCAGATTGGTTTGATGCCGCGATAGACGCACACACAAAGCTAGGCTGGAAACCAGAAGGCGCAATCATAGCTGCGCATGATCCCAGCGACGAGGGCGGCGATAGCAAAGGGTACGCATTGCGGCATGGCAACGTGGTGCTGGATGTGAGTGAAAAGGTAACAGGCGATGCGAACGAGGGTATGGATTGGGCGCTGGCAAAGGCGCTGCAGGCTCAGGCAGATCACTTTACCTGGGACTGTGACGGTCTAGGTATTAGCTTGAAGCGCCAGGTAGATACGGCGCTAGCTGGCAAGAAGATGGAGTATCATCTGTTTAAAGGTTCTGAATCGCCATATGACCCAGAGCTGCCGTATACATTAGGTGGTCTACAGAAAGCCAAAACAAACAGAGAAACATTTTTTAACAAGCGCGCACAGATGTGGTGGAAGTTACGAGACAGGTTTGAGGCAACATATAGGGCAGTGAGCAAGGGTCAGTATATAAACCCAGAAGAGCTCATAAGTCTGTCTAGTGAGATTGACAGCATCGAGCAGCTGCGCAGCGAAGTGTGCCGCATACCATTGAAGCGTGCCAACAGTGGTAAGATCCAGATATTAAGCAAGGTAGAGATGGCAAAGAAGCCATACAGTATACCGAGCCCTAACATGGGCGATGCACTGATGATGTCTATGCATACGCCTAAACTAAATATGGTCAAACCAGTGCAAATAGACTTTGCAGGATGGAAGCAATATGGCTAGTTACGATGATGGTGTGGAAACCGAAAGCAGAGGTGCTGCAGAAGATGACCTGAGCTATAAGGCTAGCTACAGCGAGCATGAGGACGTTATGCGCCTCCTGGACCAGTGTCAGCAGGCAGATAAAGACAATCGTGAAAAGGTACGAGAAGCACATCTGTTTGTAGATAAGCGTGACGGCCAGTGGGAGCCTGAGTTTTGGTCCAGCCACGAAAACAAACCACGCTACACGTTTGACATGGTTAATCCTATCGTGGACCAGGTAGCGTCTGAGATAGAGCAGAGCGACTATGACATCAAGGTATCGCCATCCGGTGGCAACGCAACAAAAGACATAGCAATCGCGTATGACGGCATAATCCGAAACATTGAGCAAATGTCTAATGCCAAGTCAACGTATGCACAGTGCGCACGCAACATGGTCATATCTGGCATGGATGGTTGGCGCGTGGTGCAGAAGTTTGTCGATGACAATACTTTTGATCAAGACCTGGCCATCGAGCATATCGGTAACTTTGTAGACAGGGTGTGGTTTGACCCAGCTGCAGAGCTACAGGACAAGTCAGACAGCAGATATGCGTTTGTGCTACATCCTATGCCGAAAGACGAGTATTACAGCAGGTTTCCAGAGGGTAGCGGTGAGAGCGTCAGCGATGACAGAGAAGGTACTGCATACTACGACAAGGCAGAAGTCATTGTAGTTGGCGAGTTTTTATACCTGGAGTCTGAAGACCGCGAGCTCGTCCTGATGTCAAACGGCCAGGTACATGAAGTTAACGACGATTTTAAGAAGGTTGCGGATGATCTAGAGCAGATCGGTGTAACTGAAACACGCAGGCGAACACGCACCAAGCATTATGTATGTAGTCAATTTTTTGACGCAAAAGACTTCCTGGAAGATAAGCGCGAGACAGTGTTCTGCCGCATACCGCTAGTCCCAGCCTACGCTAACTACAAGATAAACGAGAACAAAACCATATACTGGGGAGTAGTTGAGAAACTGCTGGACCCGCAACGCGTGATGAATTACAGCGTTTCCCGTGAGATAGAAGAGGGCGCGCTCGCACCACGTGCAAAGTATTGGATGACGCCTGCACAGGCATCAGGGCATGAGAAAACGCTGCAGACGCTGAATATAAACAGTGACCCAGTGCAGTTTTACAACGTGGACCCAGAGAGTCCTGCAGTGCCACAGCAGCAAGGTGGCGCACAGGTAAACCCAGGACTAAGTCGTATCAGTGAGGCTATGCGCGCATTGATAGGGCAGACAGCTGGTATGTTTGCCGCAAACATGGGTGACAATCCAGGGCTGCAGTCTGGTGTAGCAATTAAGCAGCTACAGGACCGCGGCACAAATAGCACGTTTAAGTATAGCAAAAGCATAGAGATAGCTGTCGCTGCAACTGGCAGGATTATAAAAGACGCGATACCTATGGTGTATGACACAGAGCGCCAGGTACGAATATTGCGTGAAGACGAGTCGTATGACCTGGTGCAAATCAACCAGAAAGCAATAGATGCAGAAACTGGTGAGGTTGTGGTTGTTAATGACCTGCAAGTCGGCTCGTATGATGTTACCTGCAGGGCTGGACCCAGCTTTCGCAACAGGCAGCAAGAGACAGTAGAAGCCATAACAACGCTAGCGCAGACTGACCCGTCGATAATGCAGATCGCTGGCGACTTGTTGCTGCAGAACATATCTACGCCTGCAGCCTCTCAGATTGCAGAGCGCAAGCGCATACAGATGATAGCGGCAGGTTTGATACCGCAGTCGCAAATGACAGAAGAAGAGCTTACAGAGATGCAGCAACGCATGGCTGCTCAGGGCAATCAGCAGGCTCCAGATCCTAACATGGTCCTAGCGCAAGCAGAGCAGATGAAGGCGCAAGCTGACATGATGAAGGTACAGATTGATGCGCAGAAGGTGCAGAACGAGACATTGCGTATACAGCTGCAAGCACAGAATGACCAGAATGAGCTCGTCGCAGAGCAGGCGAGGACGCAGGTAGATGTATTCAATGCACAGACAAATCGCATAAAAGCGCAGGTAGAGGCAGAGAAAGCTGGCGCAGTGATTGACCATACAAACGTCAAAGCATTTGGTGAAGAGCTCAACAACCAGGAAAAGATAAACGAAATGGCTGACGAGCAGACGCGTAAAGCGCAGATGTCAATGATGTCACTACCTGATCTGATGAGAATCGCAAACGGTGGCTAAGACAGATCAGGAGCTCGCGCAGGAGGAAATAGACCGCCAGTACAGGTATGGTGGTTTAGGTCCATTTTCGCGTTACTTATCAGGCGAGCGCAGAGAGATATTAGAGCCAGAAAGCACGCAGGTGTTAGGCGTAGGTGTGGGTCCATATGGCAGAAGACTTACGTACAATGTCGAAACCAGACCAGCACAATACGGTCCAGTAGAATACGATTCCAGCTATTCTCCAGCGCGCAGAGGCCTATCTGCATTAGGTGCGGCACTAAGCGATGTGCCTGCGTTTTTCGGTCTAGAGGGGCCAGACGAGCAGATACGGACGATGAATGCGGTAGGCTCAAGTCTACGAGATGCATTGATCGGTATGGGTCAATATACGTCAGACCAAGTACGTGCTGCTATGGCGGGTGGACAAGTCTATGACCCTGAGTCTGGCACGACAACGACATTTGACCCGACTGTGGTTATGTTTGGCGGCAATCCAGCGCGAGGTGCGGCCCTGGGTAGTGGTTTCCGCATGAGGGGCAGAGCGCGAGAGGCAGCAGAAAGCAAAGGCCTAGATACAGACAATGTATTTTTGCATGGCACTGCTGACAAAATTACACAACCGCGATTATCAGCAACAGGTACAAGAGATACAGGTTTTATTGGCCGCGGATTCTACGGATCACCAGAGCCGCGCATATCAGATTTTTACGCTAACTCAACATCGTCTAGATTCAGAGACAATACAGGTGGTTTTAGTGAACCAAATGTTTTTCCGTACATAACAAGGCGCGGAAACTACAGGAATTACAGTCAAGCAGAAAAGAATTTCTTTAGCACGCTAGCGCGTGAAGATCCTGATTTCAGCGAGAATCTACGGCAGAGCAACATTGATGAAGGTTTTATTGGCGCGCAAGTTGTAGATGCAGACGGTAAAATAATAGAAAGAGTCAATTATTTCCCAGAAGAAGATGTTAGGTCTGTATTTACCGACATAGATTTGTTTAGTGGCGGCAAAACAGGCACAACGATTGCAACAGGATCTGCACTCCGCAACGCACTGTCAGATACAAGAGAATTTGGCGGTCCAATACCAGAAGTTACGCGCGATACACCATTATTACAAAGAGTTGGTGATCCAGCTTCTGTTAACGAAATGACAGTCGAAATGACTGAGCCAGTTATCAGTTCGGCGCCGATTGTAAGAGCAGAGGATTTGATTGATCGCCCATACATTACAGGTATGTCAGACACTAGCCGTAGTGGGCTAGAAACAGTTACTTCTGTTAACAACGTGCCGCTAAATGCTGTGATGCGTGGCGGTAAGTATTTCGGGCTACAACCGGAAAATTTAAGACAAGGTGTTGCTTTTGCGTCTGCGCCACAAGCGGTACAGGGTCAGCTTAACAGGGCCCGAGCAGCACAGGAGTTGGGTGGCAGACCAGTTGCGTTTATACCATACGGCATGATGGCAACGAGTCCCGACTTTGCAACAATGACTACTGACATAATGGTCCCGTATGCGCGTCAAGTAATGAGCAAGAAAGACAAACGAGCTCTAGACAAAAGAATAAGGGCGGGAGCGGGTAGCAAGACAAATGAGTTTGCACCAGTACCAGATTGGCCAGGCCTAGACAAAGCTGATGAAAGCTACCTAGCTAGTATTGGCAGTGCGCGTAAATCTGTCGAGAAAGCATTAGACGAGTTTAGAGACGCAGGGTCACTAAATTTGTCGCAAGCACGCGCTATCGTTACTGATCCAAAACAGTTTAATCCTGTGTTCGGTGACATAGATATGATCTATGAGCTAAATCCTGATCAGTATATGTTCGGCAATCAGATGTTTCCTGCTTTTGGAAGTGATCATCCGTCATATGCTGCAGCGTTGGCTGGAGTGCCGATGGGAGCCTTACGTGATACAGGCAGAGCAAACATATTCGAGTTTGATACGCTAGCAGGCACGAAAGACGCAGGTTTCTATAATTTTAGGGACGCTGAGTTAGCAAAAGGTAGGCAGTTTGATATTGGCGGCGCTTTATCATCACCAACAATGAAGGCATTCGCACCTGGAGGACAGGGCAGAATAACGCGAGACATGGTTGATGATCTAATCAGACGAAATATGGTGATCCCGTAATGTGCGCCAATGCGTCATTACAGCGTCACGTTCTTGCTCGCCTATATTGTCATCCAGCATTAAATCGTTGAGTGACTCATCGAAGTTGCGCCAGTGTGTGTCAACAGCTTCTAGCCAATCTAGACCAGCTTGTGAAGTAATTTTGTCAATCATGTGTGAATAATACTATAATTATTATGCTTGCAAAAGCACAACATATGGTATATTAACCATGTAGCGCACTCCACGCTTTATTGGAGGCATGGAACGTCACCATTCATTTGACGGCATTTACGGTAGGAAAGATGGAACCAGAAGATACTCTCGATGAGGCTGAAATTGAGCTTGAAGAGGTGGAAACTGAAGGTCAGGAAACTGACTCCGACTCATCAACGGATACTGGAGAGGTCCAGGAAAAACAAACTAAACCTGTTTTTGACGAGCAGCAACAGCAAGTATTTGACAAAGCAATAGCTGAGAAAGTCTTCAAACTCAGAGAATCTGAGCGAGAAACTGAAAAGCTAAAACTGCGTCTTGCTGACCTGGAGCAGTCAGTCCCTAAACAGGTAAGGCCTGATGTGCCGAAAGAGCCAGATCCTTACGCGCTTAATGAAGCGGAGTACAGGAGATTGCAAAATCAGCGCGATCAAGCCATTGCACAGCAGGCTGCATATGACGCACAACAACGCTTCTTACAACAAGAAGAAGAGCGTCAGCAGAAAGAGCTGGCACAAAGAGAGTGGGAAGCACGCAGCGAAAAAGTTGCTGTTTACTCGCAGCGAGCTACACAGCTTGGTATTACAAATGACGAGTTAGTAAGCGCTGGCAACACTGTTGCTGGTTTCGGCATTGCTGATGAGGTTGTCAATTACATCTTAGAAGATGAGATTGGACCTGCAATTACAAAGTATCTCAGTCAGAACGTAACTGAGCTAGATGCGTTGCGGTCTATGCCGCCAACACAAGCTGCGGTGAAGATAGCTACTGACATTCGCAAAAAGGCTGCTGCTCTTAAACCGAAAGTAAATGCTGCTCCTGATCCGGTCGAGCAGCCAGCGAAAGCTGGTATTGCGCCAAAAGCGCGAGGACCGCAAGGAGCGACTTTTGAATGAATGAGGTGATACGACAATGGCTAATAATCTTAGCAGTAATATCACACGGCAGGTGGCCAGGGTATTCCTAGAGGCCTTTGAATCTAGCCGTGTAGTTACAAAAACTATTGATACGCAGCTACTTAGCGGCAAATTCAATCCTTCCAGCGGTAGTAATGTAGACTTCAAGCGTCCACATGACTACAACACCATCCGCACTGCTGGCGGTAACATTTCATCCTCTACTAAGTCAGATATCATTGCTGGTAAAGCAACTGGTACTGTACAAAACTACTTTACTGTAGCTACAGAGTGGGGAAATGTGCAGGAAGCGCTAGAGCTCGATCAGCTAGAGCAGATCCTTGCTCCAATGGCACGTAGAATCGTGACTGATTTGGAGATTGACCTAGCTAGCTATATGCTCAAAAACTCTTCATTGAAGTATGGCGATCACGGCCAGGCAGTCGATGCTTGGGGCGATGTTGCTGGTGCTGGCGCGCTTATGAATAGCATAGGCATACCAACTGCAGCAGAGCGTTATTACGTGATGAATCCATTCACTACTAGCAGCCTGGCAAACATTCAGCAAGGTTTGAATGCAAGCGATCAGCTGGTCCGTACAGCGTTTGAGAATGCGCAGATACCTACTAATTTCGGTGGTCTACGCGCAATGATGTCAAATGCCCTGCAGAGTTTTACATCAGGTGCAGGCGCTGACAGAGCAGGTACATTGAGTGCTGCTCCAGACGCTACCTACGTTACAGCTAAAGACACTATGACGCAGACGCTGGCAGTTACTGCTATGCAGGCAAACATGGTGGTCAAGGCTGGCGATATGGTTACCATTGCTAACGTCAATCGACTCAACCTGGACACCAGGACTGTAATGATTGACCAGGCTGGTGCTGCTGTTCCCTGGACCGGAGTTGTTACAGCTGATGTAACGCTTGACGGCAGTGGAGCAGGCAACCTGGTAGTAGCTGGTCCTGCAATATTTGAAGCAAACGGCCAGTACAACACAGTGGACGCTGCACCTGCTAACGGTGCTGCAATAACGCTGACAAGTGCTGCATCTACTCTGTACCAGCCAAACCTGTTCTACACTAAGCAGGCGTTTGGTATGGGTACAGTTAAGCTACCTAAGCTGTACTCTACTGATACGATTGCTACTACCGAAGACGGTATGAGCATACGCGTAAGTAAGTACGCAGACGGTGATGCCAATACCCAGAAGATACGTTTTGACTTGTTGCCTGCATACGCAACATTTAATCCGTATATGGCTGGTCAAGGTTTTGGTAGGTCATAATTCCCTGTAGTCTTTAGGGGACTCCGGTCCCCTATTTTTTATGGCTAAACCAAGAAAAGGCAAAGCACGTGTAAAAGTCACCGCCAGCGGCAAGCGTGTCTCCTACGGGCAGGCAGGCAAAGCCAAAGGCGGTGGACCACGTGTCAAGCCAGGGACCAGTAAAGGTGACAGCTACTGTGCGCGCAGTTTAGGTATTAAGAAAAGATTGCCAAAAGACAAGCAAAATGATCCTAATACGCCAAACAATCTAAGTCGCAAACGGTGGAAGTGTCGCGGAGCAAAGTCGATGAAGGGTGCAAAGTATGAATGATGATAAACCTGGTTTGTATGCAAACATACACAGAAAACGCAGGCGTATTGCGAGGCAGAAAGCACAGGGCAAGAAGGTAGAACGTATGCGCAAACCTGGATCTAAGGGCGCGCCAACTGCTGCAAACTTTAGGCGTGCTGCAAAAACAGCGCGTAAGGGACCAACATTTGAATAGGAGATAGTTATGCCAGGTAAAAAAGGCAAAAAGAAAAAAGGTTACTGATAACGGAGTGTGACAGATGGCGAAAGGTGTACCGCACTATACAAAAAGCGGCAAGTTACATAGTGGTGCATACCACAAGATGCCTGATGGATCTTTGCATTCTGGTAAGACACACACAAAGTCTAGCGTGCCTCTGTTCCATATGAACGAGTTGTCTAAGTCTGTGCAGCAACGTGTCAAGAAAAGAGGCATGAAGTTCGAGTAATGGCTACTGTCGCGCAGGTTGCAAAAGCAGCCTTACAACGTATCTTGGTCCAGGCAAGCGAGGCTCCTCTGCAGCCAGATGAGTTTGCTGACTTTATCTTTGCGATGAACAACTACATGAGTGAGTTGGACGCGCAGGGCATACAGCTTGGCTACACAGAAGTGTCTGACCTGGGCGATACAGTAACGATACCTACTGGTGCTTTGCGTGGTCTGATAGCAAACATGGCTATAGAGGTTGCGCCTGATTACAACGGCATAATATCGCAAGGTTTAGTCAAAGCAGCACGCGAAGGTTTCAACACCATGCGCATAATTGGCCAGACAATGGGCAACAGTAAGATGCCGTCTACACTGCCGCTTGGATCTGGCAACGAAGACAATATGTTTGGCTACTCCGGTCACTTCTATCCTGATGCTGAAGCAGAAATATTAGCTGAATCGGCAGGTGCAA